CAGCTCTTCCTGCCCGGCGTGCCGGGGGTGGGGCTGGCGGTGCTGCGCACCCCGCTGGCCAACTGCGTGGACGGCTCCGCCGACGCCGTGAGCATCTACGCCCCCGCGGCGGGACTGCTCCACGCCCTGGCCCGCTGCGAGGAACAGCTCAACCACGAGTTTTCCAACGGCGCCTCCCGGGTGTTCGCCTCGGAGGACCTGCTGCGCCCCGACGCCCGGGGCCGCCGCACCCTCCAGGACGACCTCTTCGTGGGGCTGCCCGACGACCCGGCCAACCTAGGGGTCACCGTCTACAGCCCGGCGCTGCGGGAACAGAGCTATCTGGCCCGCAAGCAGGACCTGCTGCGCGGGTGCGAAAGCCTGCTGGGTCTGCGCCGGGGTATCCTGAGCGAGACCGAGGCGGAGGCCGAACCCCGCACCGCCACCGAGATCGCCGCCACCTCGGTGGACTACGACCTGACCATCCGGGACCTGCAGGCCATGTGGCAAACCGCCGCCCGGGACGCCCTGACCATCTGCCAGGCTCTGGGCGGCCTCTACGGCCTGCGGGCCGCCGACGCCGCCCCCGTCACCCTGACCATCGACTGGGGCGACGGCGTGCTCTACGACCGCAGCCGCGTCTGGGAGGAGCAGCGCCAGCTGGTGGCGGACGGGCTGCTCCGCCCCGAACTGGCCCTGGCCTGGTACTACGGCCTGCCCCACGACACCGAGGCCGACCTGCGCCGCATCCGGGACCGCTTTATGCCGAAAGGAGGAACCCTCTGATGGAAGAACACAACCCCACTCCGGCGCCCTACGCCGCCGGTACCGGCACCGTGCCGGTGACCCCCGACCGGGATGCCTTTGAACGGATGGGCTACCGGGAACGGCTGGCCCTCAAGCGGGAGGACCCCGCGGGCTACGCCGCCCTGCGCCAGACCCCCGGCAACGACCGCTGACACCCTGCAACAGAAAGGAAACTGATTTATGGCTGATCTGAATACCAAACTCTCCGACCTGATCGACCCCGAAGTCATGGGGGATATGGTCTCGGCCCGCATCCCCAAAAAGCTGCGGGTGGCCCCCTTCGCCAAGATCGACGACACCCTGGCCGGCGTCCCCGGCGACACCATCACGGTGCCCGCCTACACCTACATCGGCGACGCCGACGATGTGGCCGAGGGCGGCGAGGTAGCCATCGAAAAGATGACCACCTCCACCCGCAAGGCCACCATCAAAAAGGCCATGAAGGGCATCGGCCTCACCGACGAGGCGGTGCTCTCCGGCTACGGCAACCCCGTGGGCGAAGCCAACACCCAGCTGGCCCTGGCCATCGCCGCCAAGATCGACAACGACTGCATGGATGCCCTGCTCACCGCCAGCCTGAGCTACGACGGCTCCGCCAACACCATCAGCTACAACGGCATCGTGGACGCCGTGGACCTCTTCGAGGAGGAGATGGGCAGCTCCGACAAGGTCATGTTCATCCATCCCAAACAGGTCACCCAGCTGCGCAAGAACGCCGACTTCATCAGCGCCGACAAGTACCAGGCGGGGGTGGCCCTCACCGGCGAGATCGGCATGATCGCCGGCTGCCGGCTGGTGCCCAGCAAGAAGGTGCCGCTCTCCGGCGGCGTCTACACCTGCCCCATCGTCAAGCTGGAATCCGACCCCGAGGTGGACGACGAGATCCCCGCCCTGACCATCTACCGCAAGCGGGACGTGAACATCGAGACGGAACGCAAGCCCAAGACCCGCACCACCGAGATCACCGCCGACGAATTCTACGTGGCGGTGCTCTCCAACGAAGCCAAGGTGGTGCTGGCCAAGTTCAAGGAAGCGTAAGGGGGACTGCCCATGCCCGATTACGCCTTCTACCGCGAGAGCTATCTGGGGGAGGACATCCCCGAGGCCCAGTTCCCGCGCTTTCTCCGGCGGGCGGAGGCGGAACTGGCCCGGATGCGGGATGTCTACGCCGTGGCGCCCCGCCCCGGCCTGGACCCCGACAACGCCGAAGCCATGGCCCTGTGCGCCATCGCCGATGCGGTGTATGAGTTCGCCCAGGAGGACGAAGCCCGGGGCCTTTCCGGCATGACGGTGGGCAGCGTCAGCGAAAGCTACACCGCCCCGCCGGAACTCTGCGCCACCACCCTGGCCCTGCGGGCCGCCCACTACCGGCACGAGGCCGGGTACTATCTGCAGATCGGGCGGTGGCTGCCCCATGCGTAAGAGCCGCCTGTTTGCCCAGACCGTCACGGTCTACCGCGGCGACGCCGACGCCCTGGGCGTCAGACGCACCGTGCTGCGCGGGGTGTTCTGGCAGCACGGCCGCCGCCGTACCCCCGACGCCGACGGCACCACCCAGGGGGAAGTCCTGCTGCTGGTGGTGCCGGAATCCGCCGCCCGCTACGGCACCGACTACACCCTGGAACCGGGGGACCGCCTCTGCCCCGGGGAGGGGCCGGAGGTGAGCTGGGCCGACTGGGCGGACTTCGTGCCCGGCGCCCGGGCCGATGTGGCGGTGGTCCAGTACGTGCTGCCCATGTACCGCGGCGCCGAACTCCACCATGTGGAGGCCGGTACCTGGTGGACGGGCGGCGGCACCGGCGCCCACAGCCTGACCAACTGAGGAGGAACTGCCCCATGAATGAATCTGTTTTGCCGGCGCTGCGGGACTTTCTGGCCGGGGCGCCCGCCCTGGCGGACCTGACCCTCCGGGTGGAAAACGCCGGCCCCGCCCCCGGCACCGGCGGGCTGTGGCCCCGGGGCGTCACGGTGCTCACCCGCAGGGAAAACCTGCTGGGGGGCGTCAGCCTGCGCTGCCGGGCAGAGTTCCTTCTGCGTCTCTGCCTGCCCCTGCCCCCCGGGGATGACGCCCGGGCCGTGAAGAACGCCGGGCGGCTGCTGGCCCTGGAAAGCTGGGTGGCCGCCCAGAGCGCCGCCCACGCCCTGCCCGCCTTCGGCAACGGTCTGCCCGAAGGGGAGACCCTGCGCGCCGAGGACGGACGTCTTGAGACCGCCGACGCCGGCGGCACCGCCCGCTACACCCTCCGCCTGCTGGCGGAGTACACCGAAGTTTACAAGGAGGATACCCCATGAAGATCCAACGCAAATACATGGCGCACTACCTGAATGCGGCGTTCACCGACCCGGAAGCCAGCTACGTCCGGCTGGGCCGGGACCTGGAGGAATACGCCCCCGAGCTCAGCGCCAATGTGGAGAAAAAGTCCAACATCCTGGGCGAGACCAGCATCGTCATCGACAGCTACCAGAAGCAGGGCGAGGTCTCGCCCTACTACGCCGAGGAGGGCGACCCGCTGTTTGAAAAGCTCCAGGCCATCCTGGACGGCGACCTGGTGCTGGACGACCTGAAGACCGACATGGTGGAGGTCAAGCTCTGGGGCGACGAGGACGGCGCCTACCCCGCCGTCAAGGAGGAGTGCTACATCGAGATCGTCAGCTACGGCGGCGACACCACCGGCTACCAGATCCCCTTCAATGTGCACTACACCGGCGTCAAGACCAAGGGCACCTTCGACCCGTCCACCAAGACTTTTACGGCTGCGGGCTGAGCACCCTGACGGCTCAAAGGGGGCAACAGCCCGGGAGATGACCCGCCCGGACTGCATCCCATCGTCTGTGCGGGGGCGGCTGCGGCCGTCCCCGCTTCTTTTGTAAGAAAGGAAGGTCCATGAAACAACTGACCATTGACACCGGTGTGGAGGAATTCTCCGTCAACGGCCACGGCGTGCTGCGCTTCAACCCCGCCGACCCCAACCTCTACCACCGGTTTTTCGACGCAGGCAAGACCCTCTCCGCCCTGGACAAAGAGCTGGAAGAGAAAGTGGCCGCCCTGCCCGACGGCCCCGAGAGCGCCGAGGCGGGGCTGGCCCTGCTGGCCGAGTATGACGGCCGCATCAAGGCGCTGCTCACCGGCATCTTCGGCGCCGAGAACGACTTCGACCGGGTGCTGGGCGGGGTGAATCTGGCCGGGGTGGGCACCAACGGCAAGCGGGTGGTGCAGAACCTGCTGGAAGCCCTGACCCCCATCCTGCAGCAGGGGGCGCAGCGCCATCTGGAGGCCGCCGCCGACGCCGCCGTGGCCGAAGCGGACGCCGCCGGCACCCCCCGGCTCATGGACTGGCAGCAGGATGCGCCCCTCATCGCCGCGGGCATCAGCCGGGCGGCAGGGCAGGATGTGCGGGCGCTGCCCTATCTGCACTGGTGGAGCTTCCTGGGCTGGTTCGACGCCATCGGCGAGGGGACCTTCGCCACGGTGGTGGCCATCCGGGACAAGCTGCGCCGGGGCAAAAAGCTGGAACCCTGGGAACTGGATTTTTACCGCACCCACCGCGCCGCCGTGGACCTGCGCCCCGCCCCCGACCCGGCGGCCGACGCCGAAAAGCAGCAGCTGCTGGCGCGGCTGGGTGCCTGACCCCGAAAGGAGGAACCTGATTGGCACAAACCATTGCCTTTGACGAGGTCTCGGAGCTGGCGGCGTCGGGGAGCAGCGTGGAACGCGCCCTGGACAAGATCACCGCTGCCCTGGGCAGTCTGGGGGACGCGGGCGCCGAAGCCCGCAGCGTGGTGGACAGCCTGCGCAAAAGTCTGCAGGCCACCGCCTCCCAGGCTGCCAAAAGCACCCGGAGCCTGGCCAGATTTGACGAGATCAACCGTCTGGCCGCCCCGGAGACCGAAAAATCGTCGTCCAAATCCGGCAGCGGCGGCAGCAGCAAAACCTCCGGGAAGGAGGACACCGCCGCCGACACCGCCGAACAGCAGCTCTCGGTCTGGCAGGGGGCGCTGCAATCCCTGCGGGACCTGTGGGCCCGGTTCTGGGCCTACCTGCAAAGCTGTTACGCCCCCGCCATCGCGGCCTGGCAGGGGGCCTGGAACCAGATGTCCGCCGCGGCGGCTGCTGTGTGGGAACCCCTGCGCACCGCCGCCCTCACCCTCTGGAACGATACCCTGCTGCCTCTGGCCCGGTATCTGACCACCGAATTCCTGCCCGGGGTGGTGAACAGCTTCTCGGAGGCCTTCGGCCCCATCGTGGGCGGGGCGCTGTCCGCCGCCATCACCGTGGCGGGCAACACCTTCCAGTGGCTCAGCGCCCTGGTGGCCGACGCTTCCGCCACCATCCTCCAACCCGCCCTGGCCATGCTGCTCACCGTCTGGCAGGGTCTTATGACCGGCATCCGCAGCGCCTGGGACGCCTACGGCCAGCCCCTGCTGGACGGCATCGTCCTGGCCTTCCAGAACCTGACCACCCTGCTCCAGGCCCTCTGGTCCGGCACCCTGCAGCCCGTCCTCTCCAACCTGGTGGCCCAGCTGGGCGCCTTCTGGACCCAGACCCTCTCCCCGCTGTGGCAGCAGCTCACCCTGGCCCTGGGCGCCGTGTCCAATCTGCTGCTCACCCTCTGGAACACCATCCTGGCACCGCTGCTCACCTGGCTGGTCAGCGTCCTGGGACCGGTGTTCACCCAGGTCTTCGCCGCCGTCAGCACCGCCGTGGGCACCGCCCTGAACATGGCCAGCGGCGCCGTCACCTCCCTGCTGGCCGTCCTGCGGGGGCTGGCCGACTTCGTCAGCAGCGTCCTGCAGGGCCGCTGGTCCGACGCCTGGAACGCCATGCTCACCACGGTGGTCACCGTATGGAACACCATCACAGCCACCGTGACCAACGCCATAAACGGCCTGCTCACCGCCCTGCAGCATCTGGCCTGGAGCATCCAGGCGGTCTTTGACGGCTTCCGGCACACCCTGTCGGGCATCGGCAGCGCGGCGTCGGGGGCGCTCTCCGCCGCGGGACAGTGGATCACCGGCCGCAGCGCCGCACCCCAGCTGGCCTACGCCCAGTCGGTGGCGGTCCCGGCCCTGGCCTCCGGCGCGGTCATCCCGCCCAACCGGGCCTTCCTGGCGCTGCTGGGCGATCAGCACAGCGGCACCAACATCGAGGCGCCCCTGGTCACCATCGAACAGGCGGTGGCCGGTGTCATGGCGGACGTCCAGGCCGGTCAGATGGCAGGCTTCGAGACGCTGGCCGCCCTGCTGCGGGATCTGCTGGAAGCGGTGGGCGGCATTGAACTCACCGACGAGATGGTGGGCCGGGCGGCCCAGCGCTGGACCCGGCGCAGCAATCTGCAGCGGGGAGGTGTGACGGTATGACCCTGACCCCTTTGTTCCAGATCGACGGCCAGCCCCTCTACGCGCCGGACGCCGACGTCACCCCCAGCTATGCCGACCTGGATTCCAGCGATTCCGGCCGGGACGCCAGCGGCGTCATGCACCGGGAGGTGGTGCGGGAGAAGGTGGCCACCTGGCCCTTCGCCTACGCCGCCCTCACCGACGCCGAGTACGCCTACCTGGTGGGACTCTTTGCGGGCAAGGCCACCTTTGCTTTCACCCATCCCCGGGCGGGCTCCTCCTCCGAGACGGTGACCACCACCTGCTACTGCAGCAACTACAGCATCGCCTGGCGCAGCGCCCGGGACGGCAGCTGGCGCAACCTGAAATTCAACATCATCGAGTGCTGAGGAGGGAAGGACCATGATTCAGTATCTGCTCGTCCTGCCCGACGGCAGCGAGCTTTCTTCGGGGGTGCCGGGGCGCAACGCCCTGCGCAGCCTCCAATGGACCCACACCGTCAACGCCGGCACCGACCTGACCCCCGGCTCCGCCTGCGCCGATTCCCTGGAGGCGGAACTCTGGGTGGAACCGGGCCGGAGCCCCGGCATCACGGCGGGGCAGGAGCTGACCCTCTGCCGGGTGGAGGGTGCGACCCGCACCCGGCTGGGCATCTTTGTGGCCGAGACCCCCACCCGGGGCAAGCGCAACCTCTACCGGCTCACCGCCTACGACCGGATGGTGCGCACCGAACAGGACCTGTCCCCCTGGCTGCGGGAACGGCAGGGGGATTTCCCCATGACGCTGGACGCCTTCGTGCAGCAGGTGGCCGACGCCTGCGGGGTGCCGCTGGCGGGCGGCCTGCCCCGCAACGGCAGCTACTCCGTGCAGGCCTTTTACGCCGACGGCCTCACCGGGCGGCAGCTGCTCCAGTGGGCCGCCCAGGCGGCGGGCTGCTTTGTGCACTGCAACGCCGACGGGGCGCTTGCCTTCGGCTGGTACACCGACGCCCGGGGCAGCGTCAGCCTGACCCCCGGCAGCACGGCGGAGGCGGCGCTGGGACAGGCGGCGCCCTACCGGGAGGACGGACTTTCCTACGAGGACTACGAGACCGCCCCCATCCAGAAGGTACAGATCCGCCAGAGCGACGCCGACCTGGGGGTCGTCTGGCCGGAGGAGGCCGACGGCACCAACACCCTGGTCGTCCAGGGCAATCTGCTGCTCACCGCCGAGACCGACGCAGCCCTGCGCCCGGTGGCCCAGGCCCTCTATGAGGCGGCGTCGGGCTGGGCGTCCTACACCCCCTGCACGGTGAGCGCCTTCGCGGACTGCCCGGTGACGGCGGGACAGCTGGTCTGGGCGGTGACCCCGGCGGGACAGCGGCTGACGGTCTGCGTCATGAGCGCCGTCTGCACCGCCGCGGAGACCCGGCTGGAGGCCACCGGCAACCCCCGGCGGGACAGCGTGGCCGCCGTCAACAGCGGGCGGCTCAACCTCCAGGGGAAGATGCTGGAGATGAAAGCCACCATCGACGGCCTCTCGGTGAAGGCAAGCACCCTGTCGGGGGACTACACCGAGCTCCGACAGTCGGTGGAGGAGATCTCCCTGAGCGTGGTGACCGAGGGCAACATCCGCAGCAAGTTCGCGGCGGACGCCACCAGCGTCACCATCGAGAGCGGCACCATCACCTTTGCCGCCAACTCCCTGGTGGTGGACAGCGACAACTTCCAGCTGGACCACCAGGGCAACGTCCGGATCACCGGTTCGTTCTACTCCAACGCCGCCAACGGCAACCAGGTGAACCTGGCGGATGGCATCGCCGCCTTCTACGCCCGGGACTCCTCCGGCCAGAGCTACCCCACCACCATCATCACCCGGTCGGCCAGCGCCAACCCCTACGGCATCCTGGACGTCTATGGCCGCGCCGCCAGCGGTGCCGTCAACACCCAGGTGCGGCTGCAGGGCGGCCTTACCGACGGCTCCATCCACCTGTACAACGCCTTCGGCACCGAACAGGGGGTCCTTACCTCCGGCGAGGGCAACGTCAGCTGGCTGGCCGGCGGTCTGGACGTCCGGGGCAGCCACGGCGTGCAGGCCTATTACGGCAGCATCGGCCGACTGCAGATCACCGAGCTGGGGGTCAACGGCGGCGTCATTCAGAAGGTCTACTGGAAGTGGGACGGCAACCTGGGCGCCTATGTGCTGTCCACCAGTTCGTAAAGGAGGAACCCCATGGAAGACAATCAACTGGTACAAGACCTGGTGGAGGGCATCCTGGCTTCGGTCAATGCCTCCTGCCTGCCGCTGGCCGTCAAGGCGCTGGCGCTGGAGAACATCCTGCTGCGCGTCCAGGCGGCCCTGCGCCCGGCAAACCAGGAAACACCGCAGCAGCCTGCGGAGTAAGGAGGAACCATGCAGACGATTCGGCTCAGCGGCTACACGGCCGCAGCGTCGGTCCCGCTGCTGCGCCTGGGCACCCGGGACAGCTTCGGCATCGAACAGCTCCAGATCCAGTCCGACGAGGAGTGGGCGGGCCTGGCCCTCACCGCCACCTTTGTGACCCCGGCGGGCAGCACCCGGATGGTGGTGTCGGCGGACGGGGTGGTGGACGTGCCGCCCGCCGCCACTGCCGCCGCCCTGACCCCGGCGGCGCCGGGGCGCATCGTGTTCACCGGCACCGGGGCGGGGGTGCAGCGCATCACCGCCGACCTGCCCTACCTGGTCACCGACCATGCCCCCGTGGAAGGGGAGGCCCCCGTCCCCGAGCCCTCCGAGTGGGAGCAGTACGTCACCCGGATGCAGCAGGCGCTGGACACCGCCGTGCCTCCGACAGGCAATTCCGGCCAGGTGCTGACCAAGACCCGGGACGGCAACGTCTGGGCCTATCCCACGGGGGGCGGCAGCGGCACCGGCGGCGGGTACATCATCGGCGCGGGGCTCCGGCTGGACCCCGAGGGCAACGTCCTCTCGGTGGATACCGCCGACGCCGTGGAACAGGACAACACCCGCCCCGTCACCTCGGCGGCGGTCTATACCACGGTGGGCAGCATCGATGCGCTGCTCGCCACCATCTAAGGAGGTTTTCCCATGAGCATCCAGACAGAAATCACCCGCATCCAGGCGGCGCGCAACACCCTGCGGACCAAGGCCGCAGAGCTGAAGATCTCGGCCGGCACCGAGCGGCTGGACGAGCTGGCCGCCGATTTTGACGGCATCCTCAACCAGGGGTCGGTATCGGCCCAGGTCAGGGAGGGGGAGACCTACACCATCCCCCAGGGCTACCACGACGGCACCGGCACGGTGTCGGGGGTGGCGGGGGGCGGCAGCTACACCCTCCAGAGCAAGACCGTCACCCCCACCCGGAAACCCCAGGCCGTCACCGCCGACGAGGGCTACTACGGTCTGTCCGACGTGACGGTGCAGGCCATCCCCGACGCCTACCAGGACGTCACCGCCGTCACCGCCGCCGAGGCCGACGTGCTGGCGGCCAAGGTCTTTGTGGACAGCACCGGCACCGTCCGCACCGGCACCATGCCCAACAACGGCACCGTGTCCAGGACGCTGGACGCCTCCGCGCCCTCCTACACCATCCCCCAGGGCTTCCACAGCGGCAGCGGCACGGTGTCCCTGGTGCCCGAAACCAAATCCGCCACCCCCACCAAGGCCCGGCAGACCGTCCAGCCCACCGCCGGCAAGGTGCTCACCGCCGTCACGGTGGAGCCCATCCCCGACGACTACATCACCACCGCCGACGCCGATGCTGCCGCCGCCGACCTGCTGGCCGGCCGCACCGCCTATGTGCAGGGCAGCAAGGTCACCGGCACCATGCCGGACAACGGCGCCATGGATGCCTCCCTGGATGGCCTGACCGTCACCAGCAAGGTCATCCCGGCGGGGTATACCTCGGGGGGCACGGTGGCCCTGGGCGGGGAGATCGAGGAAGCCCTGGCCGCCATCTGAGGAGGAACGCCCATGAGTGTACAGACACAGATCCAACGGCTGGAAACCGCCAAGGCCTCGCTGCGCACCGCCCTGGAGGAGAAGGGGGTCACCGTCCCCGACACCGCCACCCTGGACGGCTACGGCGCCCTGGTGGCCCAGATCCCCGCCGGCAGCGACGAATGGACCGTCCTCTACCGCGCGGAGCTGCCCACCTCGCCGCCCGCCGCCAACGAGGCCTCCACCCGGGTGGTGCCCACCGGCAGCTACGCCTACCTGTCGGTGGACGTCCCCCAGGACAAGGACGGCCTGGAGGTGGCCTTCACCTACGGCGGCACCACCCGCATCGCCCTCGCCCGGACCCAGTCGGGGGATGTGCTGGGCGGCCTTGCCGCCAGCGCCTTCGCCATCTACGCCCAGAGCGGGCAGCATCTGGTGGTCAAGATCAACGTGGGGGAGGTCAACTATCTCTCCTACCGCTTCACCACCAGTCCGCGATAAGAAGGGAGGAATCGTATGGAATCCGCCATTGATGTAAGCAAATGGCAGGGGACGGTGGACTGGGCGGCGGTGAAAAACGCCGGCGTCAGCCACGCCATGCTGCGGGCGGGCTACGGCACCGCCGGCACCGATCCCCAGTTCAAACGCAACGTGGCAAACTGCGAGCTCCACGGCGTCCACTGGGGCGCCTACTGGTACAGCTACGCCACCACCCCCGCCGCCGCCCGCCAGGAGGCCGCCCGCTGCCTGCAGCAGCTGGCCGGCCTGCGCCCCGAACTGCCGGTGGCCTACGACATCGAGTATGAGCCGGGCATCCTGGCCCTGGACAACGCCGGCCGCACGGCGCTGGTCAAGGCCTTCCTGGGGGCGGTGGAGGACGCCGGGTACTACGGCATCCTCTACGCCAGCACCGACTTCATCCGCAACCGGCTGAACTGGCGGGAGCTGGCCTGCTACGACGTCTGGGCCGCCCAGTACGGCAGCGCCTGCACCTGCCCGCTGCCCTACGGCATCTGGCAGTACAGCAGCCGGAATGCCCTGGGCATCCCGGGCTTCGGCAGCTCGCTGGACTGCAACCGGCTCTACAAGGATTACCCGGCCCTCATCCGGGCGGCGGGGCGCAACGGCTTTGCCCCGGCCCAGACCGCCCCGCCGGAGACCCGCTGCCAGCGGCTGACCATCGGGCCGGTGTCCTCGGGGGATGCCTGGACGCTGCTCCAGCGCTGCCGGACCCTGGGCCTCACCGACGCGGGGCTCTACCGCAGCGCCTGGGCCGACGACGCCCACACCACCCAGACCCTGACCATCGGGCCGGTGTCCTCGGGGGATGCCTGGACGCTGCTGCGGGACTGCCGGACCCTGGGCCTCACCGACGCCGGGCTCTACCGCAGCGAATATGTCTGATGGGAGGTGAACCCTTGGAAAACAACAACATCTTTCTCTGGCTCAAGGCCGGGCTGGTCACGGCGGCCGGGGCGTTCGGCGCGGCCTTCGGCTGGCTGGGCTGGCTCATCCTGGCCTGGGTGGGCTGCATGGTGCTGGACTGGCTCAGCGGCAGCGCCGCCGCAGCCGCCAAAGGCAGCTGGTCCAGCGCCGTGGCCCGGGCGGGCATCTGGCACAAGGGCGGCATGATCCTGGTGGTCATCGTGGCCTCCGTGGCGGACTGCGTGCTGGGGGTGGCGGTGGAACATCTGCCCATGCTGGGGCTGGACTACACCGTGCTGGTGCTGCCGGTCACCCTGGTGTGGTACATCTTCACCGAGCTGGGCTCCATCGCCGAGAACGCCACCGCCATGGGCGCCCCGGTGCCCGCCTGGCTCACCAAACTGCTGGCCGCGGGCCGGCAGTCGGCGGAAAGGTAAACTGCACAAAAAGTAATATTTTGTATAAATATGAGCTGATCCCCGAAAAAAGGAGCCGCGGCATGCTCCCTTTGCTGGACAAGCGGGCCATCCCTTGGTATACTTTACCCATACACAGAACCACACAAAAAAAGGATGAGCGGTGGGGCCCCGTGCTCCGTCCGCCCGGGAAGGCGTGAAGGGGACAG